GGTCGCAACGGTGTGAGCGTCCTTCGCTATGCAGCCACGACCCTTGGCATCGCGATCACGGGCAACGATGAGACACTGAGCCGCTTCCAGAACGGCGGCAACGTCCGAGGCATCGTCTCGAACGACACATCGGTCAGGGGCTTCGGAGAGTATCAGGACACCGAGCTCGAAAAGACGGCCGTCGATCTCGACGAACGCTTCCAGAACGGCCAGAGGATCGTCAGCCTTCCGGGTCAGGTGCAATTTAATCAGATGAGTCTCTCATCCGTCGATATGGAGTTCCTCTCGACGCGAAAATGGACGGTGCCTGAGATCTGCCGCTTCTACGGTGTGCCGCCGAGCTTCGTCTTCGCCGAGAGCTCATCGAACTACAAGAGCGCGGAAATGGAGAATGTCGCCCTTCTCTCGACGACTCTCGACCCGTTCCTGAAAAATATCGAGTGCGAGCTTCACCGAAAGCTCATCGCTCAAAATCTTTGCTGCAAATACAAGTTCAACTTCGACCGACGCGAGATCCATTCATGCGATCTCCTCGGTATGGCGAAATATCAGGCCGCGACGATCGCCTCGGGTGTCTATACGCTCAACGATTGGAGACGGCGTGAAAATCAGCCAGAGGTCGAGGGAGGCGACGAGATCCTGATCTCGGCCAACCTGAAGAGCCTGAAGGAACTTCTCAACCCAACAACCCCCGCCGCTCCTCAGGATCCGAAAGATCCAAAGGATGAGGACGACGACAACGATGACGACGATGACAAAAACAAAGAATAACATTCAGCCCGTGAAGCGCGAGGTCTTTTTCTCAGGTCTTCACGTTCGCGAGGCTCAGGAGGGCGAGCAGCCTTCCCGTGTGATCGAGGGATATGCGCTACTTTTCGGTGTGCGCTCCCAGATCCTTTGCGATTGGGGTGACTTCTACTATGAGGAGCTCCTCCCCGGATGCGTCACCCGAGAGCTTCTCGATCAGAGCGACATCATCATGAACCTCTATCACAACAACCAGAGGATCCTCGCACGCTCAGTCATGGGCAAGGGCTCGCTCTCCTATGAGATCGACGACAAGGGTGTCAAGTTCTCCTTCGAGGCCGCTGACACATCTGACGGCAACGAGGCCCTCTCCCTCGTCTCCCGTGGAGATCTTCAGGGATGCTCGTTTTGCTATACTACCATCGAGGACACCTCGAAGGGATGCGTCGAGTATGAGCGCACCGAGGAGAAAGACAAGTGGGGCGACCCGATCTATCTTCGAAAGGTCAAGCAGATCACCGGGATCTATGACTTCGCGATCGTCGCTCATCCGGCCTATCCTGAGACATCGGTCAGCAAGCGAGATCTCGAAAGTGCTGGCATGATCGAGAAGCCTCAGGGGGATCCGAAACAAAACCCCGAACAATACCGAGAGCAAGTCGCCGAGATGCGTCGCGTGGCTTCTCACCGATTATCTTAATAATTGTTTAACCCCAAAAACGTATTTTTGCAATGAACAAGAACGCAAAAACCGTCCGCGAGCTCGCTCTGGCTTTTCAGTCGAATTGCGAGCGCATTGGCGAAATCGCTGATCTCTGCGCTAAGGAGAACCGCGCCCGCACCGATGCCGAGACTGCGGAGTATGAGAAGCTCTCTCGCGACAATATGATCATCGAGATGCAGCTTCGCTCGAAGGCCGACATCGTGAAGGCCGAGAATCCAAACATCGTCCGCGACGTGGATAAGATCATCCGCGAGAACGTGGAGAACAAGCGTCAGACAACCATCAAGCTCGTCCGCTCAGTCATGCTCGTCAGCGACGTGAAGGATGCCGCCGAGGAGGCCTACATTCCTATCAATGTTCAGGAGTTCCTGAAGCCATTGGAGGAGGGCGTGATCCTCTCTCAGCTTCCTGGCCTTCGCCTCATGACCGGCCTCGCGGGTGACTTCGTATGGCCTACCTATGAGAATGTAGAGGCAACCATCCTCGATGAGGGCGAGGCTCTCGCTGACACCCAGATCACTCTCGGTCAGCTCAAAGCAACCTACAACCGCGTCGGCCTCGCTATCCCCGTATCTCGCGAGACCATCAACGACACCCACGGCGTGATCGAGACCATCATCCGCGAGCTCATGCCAAAGGCCCTCGCTCTCCTCATGAACAAGGTGACTCTCTCGCCTTCAGTCATCAACGAGAAGGCAACGGGTCTCATTGGACCATTTGCTTCCATCGCTGAGAAGGAGAAGACCGTGACCGGAACCATCAAGACTCTCCACAAGGTGCCAACCTTCGCCGAGCTCAACGCCATGAAGGCCGAGGTGCTCGCTTCAGGTGTGGACGGCGAGAATCTTTGCTGGGTCATGTCTAAGAGCATGGAGGCCCTCCTCGAAGGCGAGCCTATCAACTCGAAGGGCATCTTCAAGCCTATCGCTGAGGGACACAAGGCTTGCGGTCTTCCTATCTTCACCTCGCACTACATCAACCACGATCAGGCGAGCGAGCAGACTAAGGAGATCACCGTCAACGGCGTGAAGAAGAACGTCCACCTCGACTCTGGCACCGAGTACATCGGCCTCGGTGATTGGCGTTATATGCCTCAGGCCCTTTTCGGGACCATCGACTTTGTCGTGGATCCTTACACCCTGACCCGCAAGCACGCCGTGGACTTCGTCCTCAACGCAAATCCGGGTATCAAGGTGCTCCGTCCTGAGGCCTTCAAGCTCGGCAAGTGCGTCACCGCAAATGCTTAATCTGAAGCCATAGTCTTTTGTGTTTAGTTAATAGTTGTTGTTTCGTTAGTGTTTAGTCATGGCGACAATAGATCTCAGTCTTTTCAAGAAGCACGTTCGTGTCGAGTTCGACGCGGACGATGACTATCTGACCCATCTCCTCGACACCGCCGAGGAGGCGATCGTCAGCAAGACGAACCGCGACAAAGCTGATCTCGTAGATGAGGATGGCCAGCTCCCCAAGATGCTTCAGCAAGCCGCACTCATGCTCGCCGCTCATTGGTACAACCAACCAGAGAGCGCGATCGGTGGCCAGATGACGGAGGTGCCTGAGTCTATTGCCGCTCTGACGAAACCTTTCAGGCGATTGGTATGAAGGCGGGAAAACTGACGGAGCGCATCAAGCTCCTCCGGCCTGAGACCGTGACCGACAAGTTCGGCGAGGATCATCAGAGCTTCGTCGAATATAAGGAGATCTGGGCCGATCGTAATTGGAAGGGAGGCGACACCCACACCGAGGCGAGCGAGAACTTCGCGACCGTGCGTCAGGATTTTCTCATCCACTATGCTCACCCCGTCGCTGAGGATTGGCGCGTCGAATATGAGGGCGTACTCTACGCCGTCTCGGCGATCGAGCCGAACCGAAGGCGAAACTATAAGCGCATCATTTGTGACCGTGTCAACACCTGATCCAGATGAAAAACTTCGAGTATGACGACTCGCAACTTCGGCGACTATTCGCCGAACTCGACGAGAAGCAACGTGTCAAGGCCCTGAGAGGAGCGTTCAGATCTCAGGCGAGGATCTTCCGCAAGGCGGCGATCGCGACGCTGAGAAGCAAACAAAACAAGTCCGGCACCACGTTCCATTCAAGCGAGGCACTCGAAAAAGGAGTTCGACAAATAGTCTATAAGAAGACGCTCGGCTTCCGAGTGACCGTCGGAACTCAGGTCAGGATCAAGAAGACCTCACAAGGCAAAAAGAGAACCTATATCGGCTTCCACTCCACGTCCCGGGGCAAGGATCTCCCGATCCTGATCTGGGCCGAGGAGGGAACCGAGGAGCGTCGATGGAAGAACCGCAAGGCCGTCACCGAGACGGACACCCGCGACAAGCGAGGGCGGCGACACATCGCGAAACGATACGGGCGACTCGACAAAAGCCACGGACGGATGAAACGCTTCGGCTATATGGACGACACACGAAAGAAGATGGCGGGAGGCATCACCGAAAGCCTACATCAGGCCATCGCAACCTATGTGATCAAAACTGCAAAACGAAATGGATGCACCATCTAACACCCCCAAACAACTGACCGCTCTGAGCGCGGGTCTCCTGATCCGTGAGCTCCTGACGGGCGATCCTGAGGTCATGAAGAAGGCGAAGAAGGTTTTCCCGGTCGTAACCGACGAGGCCGCAACGCTTCCATATCTAGCCTATCGTCAGGTCGATAATGAGGAGACCCGCGTCAAGGGCCATCTCGGATCCGAGCTGACAACCGTCGAGATCGTGTGCTACGCCGAACACTACGGCGAGGCCGTGGCCATGTCCGAAGCGGTCAGGAACGCGCTCGACAACAAGTCCGCTCACTATGAGGACGAGGAGGGCAACTATCTCGACGCGAAAGCCATTCACTTCGCGGGAGCTGAGGACACATGGGCCGACGACGCTTTCTCTAAAGATATGTTATTCACAATTAAAATCGGATAAACTATGCCAAAGAACGGATATATCAACGGCTCCGATCTTTTGATCAACTTCGCGGGCAAGGCCTACGGCCATTGCACCTCGCACACCACAACCTTCAACTCCGAGACTAAGGAGCGCGCCGTGAAGCCCGTGGCTTCAGCCGCTATCTCGGCGGGTCTTTTCAAGCAGAAGGGCGTGACCGGGCTCTCAGTCAGCATCAGCCTCGAAGGCCTCCGATGCTACAACGAGACCGAGGCGGGCTTCAAGACCGCTCTCAAAGAGTGGGCAAAGGGCAAGAGCGTCGCCGTCACCGCCTTCGAGCGTGAGGGAGACGATAAGCCATATCTCTCGGGCAACTTCGTCATCGCCTCAATCGAGGAGAGCGCACCCGCTCAGGATGACGTGACCTACACCATGAGCCTCGAAAACGATGGTGTCGTAACCATCGACGAGGATGGTATCACCGAGAGCGCAACATAACATGAGCCGCTATGCGTAACGTACAAGTAACCATCGGCGAAGCATCCTATCCATGTCGCATGACAATGGGAGCGATGCTTCGCTTCAAAAGAGAGACGGGCAAGGAGGTCACGGAAATGACCGGGGGGAGCATCTCGGACGTGGCGACTCTCCTCTATTGCTGCATCGTCTCAGCGTGCAAGGCCGACAAGATCCCCTTCAACATGACCCTCGACGAGTTCGCTGACTCAGTCTCGGCTCAGGACATGGCGAAGATCTCGACGGCGATCCAAGATCCCGAGGCAAGCTCTCAGGATGGCAACGGGGAGCAATCCTCAAAAAACTGATAAACGACCTTCTCGGCATCGCCGTAGGTTGCATCGGTATGCAATACGACGACTTTTGTGCCCTCTCTCCTGACGAGTTCCGCGCCGTCTATAAGCAATGGGACGAAATGAGGGAGGCCGAGTCGCAAGAGCGATGGGAGCAAGTGAGACTTCATGCGGCGATCGTCATCCAACCGCACTCAAAGAAGAAGGTCGAACCGGGGAAGATCCTGAAATTCCAGTGGGATGGCAAGAAGAAGCGAGGAGGGTCCTCGCAACCCTCAAAAGAGGAGAGCAAGAAGCGATTCGAGGCAATTATGGCCAGAGTCAAGACGACCGAGGCGTAACTTTTAAGACGATAAAATGGCAAATTCTACTATATCCGTAACTTTCAAGCTCGATGGTGACGCGGCATCCTTTCAGGATCTCGCGAAGGATGCCAACGGCCTGAAGGATGCGATGCAAGCCGCACTATCTGAAGCCGAGAAGCTCAATCACTCTCTCATAAATTGGTCTCAGAGCGTCCAAGCCCTTCAATCC